GGGGAACCCAAACCGAACAATCCCGCTAATTGAGAGACGCCTGGAATACCTAAATCGCTAATCACACCGCCACCGCTCGGTGCCCCGTTGCCCTGCCTATCAAGACCTAAAGCATACATATCGTCATAACGACCAGCACCCCCGCCCGAAGGGGCACCATTACCGAGAACCTTACACCCCTGACGAGCATAACTAAGACCCTGATTGGCGATATTCTGCCCCTGCTTGAAGAGTTTGCCGAAATCAATACCACCAGACATACCATTACCCATAACGGCGTTGGTATTCAGGTTGTGCTTACCGCTGGAACCCATATTGCCTACAATATCTCTGGTGATTGAGGGATGGTCTGTATCAGCAATCTCGTCCCCACCGCTCATACCCCGTCCTCTTTTGGCGTCCCTCATAGCAATTGCCTTTAAGAGTTTCTCCATCTGTCCTTTAGTAAGTTTGCGTTTTGTTTTAGCACCACCGCTGGGCGACCCCAACCCAAAAAGGGGGAGGAGGTGTGTTGCTGTCTGGGCGACATTACCTACAGTTCCAATAAGGTCGTTGAAGAAATCGCCACCAGACAAACCCTTACCTTTCATTTTCTTACCACCGCTGGGAGCACCCTTACCAGCAACCTTACTAATTTGACCGCTTGGGTGAAGTATATCACTCATCTCGGCACCCCGACGCTGACCCCCAACAATTTTATTCTCTGGGATTTCATCGGCAATATCGGCGGGCATCTCCCCACCATTTAAGGCACCTGCGTCCTCTATATCCTGCCTGTCTTGGTCTATATCAGCGTAGTCATAAAGACGCTGTGCCCGACCTAATTGGCGATTGTATGGCGTATCGTATGAAGTCATTTGTTATACTATACCAATAGATATTTATTTATTATAATTTACCGCTTATATCGCTAAATTAAAATAATAGTAGATTACGCTTAATTTCCCGCTTATTTAAGATACGCCGAAAGTTTTCCGCCAGAAGGGGCACCACCGCCCGAAGGGGCACCACCGCCAGACAGACCGCCACCAGAAGGAGCACCATTACCGAGCATCTTACAACCCTGACGGGCATAACCGAGACCCTTATCGGCGATATTTTTGACCGACTTAAACATATCCTCCCAACCGCCACCAACAAGACGGGCGACCTCACTTCCTGAATAGGAAGGTTGAGCGGAGGCAGACAGCACATCGCTTCGGGACAAGATGGCGGTGTAAGTCTGCGAAGTTCCACGCTCTAATACGAACACACCACTATTCATAGTAATCAAGCAGATTTCAAGTTGGTTGGAGAGGTTGTCCTGAGTATAGTTCGCCAAGTTCAACTTAAACTGGAGTTGGAACTGACCGATACTACCAGGGGCAAAGACATCGTCAAGTTCAATATGCTTACCCATCTCCAAGCAGAGAACAGAACCGCAAGTCGGTATTTGAACCTGACCTCCTGCTCCTGCCTGACCGATAGTAGCAACACCGCTAAACTCCGCCCAAGTCTGGTTAGAACCTGCCTCAACAGACATACGCCACAAGTCCCACTGCGTAGCAGAGGTAAGAAGACCTGCCTTGTTATTGAAGTTGATATTAATACCAGTAATCGGGACGAAACTATCACTTGCGTAGGGGTTGGCGATATTGGCGTATGACCTGCGGACGACGATAATCAGTTTGTCAGGGATAGAGTTGAGGGAAATAGACTGACTATTGACCTGAGACTGGGTGGTCGGGACAAGACAGGCATTAACGACCTGGGCGGGGGTAAGGGCGGGGCAAGTCAAGGGAGAAATATAACGAGGATATTCAGCATACGGCACCACATTACGAGCGGGAACAAGGTCGCTCGGTTGGCGGGTATAATACTGGATAAACAACTGAGGGGACGCAATACCAGGGACGCCGTTGGCGACAGAGAGGGTGGTAATCATAACACCATTACCAGTAGGACGAGCAGAGCGGACAATACGAGAAGCATCGCCCACATTCAGCACAAGGTTAAAAACCTGAATACCATAAAAACCCTGGTTATTAGACTTAGGGTCGCACCAAATAAGGGGTGAAATCATCAGGGGTTCAATTGTGGTAAATGAGACGAGGACATTCTTAACCTCAGCACCACCATTTGTGACGCTGTTGCCTGAAACGGAGTTAAGAGCAAAAGTGCCTCGGGGTTGGAAGTCTTGGTCGTTGGCGACATCATTCCAAGCACCAAGGGGGTTGTTATTGGCGACAAGGGCGTCGCTGTATTCGTAATAACTATCATACATAGTGGGGGTGGCGTTGTTATAACGGGCAAGTTCCCTGCGGTCGTTAAAGCGGAGCAACTGGAACATTACGTCCCTCTGGTTTTGCGATACGGTGTTGTTATTAACTGTCATCTGGATAGTATTCAGGATAGACTGAAGGGGGAAGGGTGCGAGTGCCTCGCTATACCCGTAATTGAAGGGCAGAATACCTGCTAAAGTTCCACCAGGGTATGTAATCTGGAGGTTAAGATTGAGCGTAGCAGAGAGCATAATGCGTCTCGCTAATACTGTGCTCTCACTTGGGGTCTGTATATTGAAAGTGATGCTGGAGTTGCTACTGGAAATGGCGTTATAAACGGAGGGTGTGATATTCTGTGCTCCCTTACAGACGGCATACTTGACGCTGTCGGTAGTATCCAGCACATCGCTAATCACCTTAACCTTGCTAAAATCGGCGGAAGACATATTGGAGATGGTTATAATATTAGGTTATAAAATAATTTTATAACTTAATCTCAAAATATAACTCTAATTCATTTTCAATCCGTTAATACTTTTCCCCTAAATTAGGACGAACTAATGTTGTTGAATGCCTTCTGTCTAAACAATATCTTCATAGACGCCCCGCACCCATTTTGGAGAAAGAAATCGTGGTAGATGCCGTAGATGTCTTTCCATTTGACGCTAATTTGGATAGAAGAAATTGCCCCGTTTCCTTGTAAATCAATCAACCTATATTCTGCTTGAGGTAGGTAAAGAACATTAGGGAAGTATTCATCACCCCTATTTAGACTTTCCACAATATCCGTAATCTCGTTGCTAATATTGTTGTTCTGTCCGCCGACGACCGCTTGAGTTCCTATCGCTTGAGCGTTGCTAAAAATCTTAGGCAACCCTATCATTTGGGGAACAATAGGCATCAAAGAGGTTTCAAAGATTAGGGTGGAGATGGGGCACATAGTCGCTCCAGTTCCGTAAAGTTGGACTGTCCTAAGGGCGTCCCAGTTCTGGGATGGGGCAGGAGGCACATCAACAGGTGTCTTAACCCAGTTCGTTCCATTCTTATTGTAAATCCTAAGCATATAGTTTGTCTTCTCTGGATTAACAAAGTTGTTAAATACATATTCAAAACTGCTAAAGAGAGTGTGGAGGGGGGTGTTGAAAAAGATGTTAAAGATGGCGGGGGAAAACTCGCCTGTTGGGGAGGGTTGAGGAGGGACAAGGAGTTCGTAAGGGTTCCACACTTGAGTTTGGTTAAACAGGGAATAAGGTGAAACTAATGTTGCTGTATTAGTAATCTCGTTCCACTCCAAATAAGGTGGGTTCGTTATTTGATAGTCAGTTAGGGCACCGAGTTCAGTAGGGATTGGTGCTGGTAAAGTGTTAAACTCCGCCCATATTTCAGCGATGGTGTCGTTAAGCATACTAATCCACCAAGCATAACTCCCAATCCAGTAGTAGTTTTGGGTAATTGTTTCTAATGATAAAGGAGAGGTTGTTGGAGGGGATTGGACGGCGTTGCTGACTTGAGTTGTAAAGTGAGGTTTGTAGATGACTGGTTTGGTAATCTTTCCTACACTACCACTTGTCTTATCCCAGTAGTTGATAGTGATTTCATATACTGTCTTATTAGGGAAGTCGGCGTCTCCTACTTGTTGCTTAAGGTCTATCTGCGGGATAAACAAAGGCATCGCACCCGCTGTATCAAGTTGGAAGCGGACAATAGAGAAGAAGTAGTCCTGAGGGTTCTGTAGAATGGCGGACGCCCTAACCTCTGTGAAGGTCAAACGCTGTGGAACCTGTCCGTTTTCGCTAAAGTCTGTATTGACTATATCCAAATCATAATACATATTGACAGGGTCATTTATAGACATCTTATTAAGTGTTCTTGTATAATATACCTATACATAATTATCTATATAATTATTCGCTAAAATGCCTTATACAGGTTGCTCCACCCGCCCAAAAAGGCGTCCTCAGTTATTGTTAGTTGATTATTACGGAGAAATGAGGGCATATAGGCGGTAATAATCTAATAAAATGGTAAATAATCTACTAATTTAGGTATATTACATTAATAATTTTAAAATTATTACAGGAATAGTCTATTAATTTGGATTAAATCAGTAATAATCAGGATTAGGGGTTGTAATAATGTGATATTGGTGGTAATAATCTAATATTGGGTGGGGATGGTGGGGATTGGATGATAGTTTTGGGTTAGTTTGGTAAAACAGATATGAGTAGTTTTCACTTTACGGAGGTTAAGGAAGATTTCGCTCCTATAGTGTAGATAATATTTTCTGGGACTACGGCGTATTTGACGCTCCACCCTTTTAGGTGGTTGCTGAGAAAAGGTAGGATTGTAGTAGAATATTAAAATATATAGTATCTTTATGTTGTATATTATAATGACTGAGATTACCGACCCATTTAACAAGTCATATAGAAAGATGGTGCCCTATCGGGACGAGCATAAGGCACAATTAGAGGCGATAAAGGATAGTCATAAGACGACATTACCTAATCGCAAGTATATTATCAACTGCCCTTGCGGTAAAGAGATTACCCTACACAACCTAATTATCCACTATTGCGGTAAGAAGCATAGGGCAATATGCGGTGATTTACCTCCTGCTTCCTCAGGAACTGGCGAATAGTGTTTTCCTAAATAGGGAACACACTATACAAAAAAAGGCGGGGGTGGGGGTAGGATGGATTGGATTGGTTAAAACCCACTTCGCTACAATTTGGAAATCAAGATTTTTCAAAACAAACCGAAAAACATCCCATCCACCCCCACCATCCCCACCTCCTTAATACTGGTAGGCATTAACCGCCCTAAATACCTGAACGAAGATAGTAGATATTTCGGCAGAAGAAGAGACGACGATAGTATCGGTAGTAGCGGTGGCGGAGGGAGTGAGAACAGCGGTGGAACCGTTTAGGGTCGCACCAGCAATCTTATTAGAGACACAGAAATCACCCGCCTTAAACAAGTGAGGAGCACCAGCAACATAAGTCCAAGTTAGGGTGGAAGTTCCACCAGCACCAGTAAGGACTGCTCCAGACCATACCAAAGTTAGGGGTTGAGTTCCAGTAGAATAACTACCAGCAACAATAGCACCACCAGCAGAAAGAGCGAGGGACTGCTCGGCAGGGGGATACTTAACAAGATTAGAGACGGACATTTTGGGAAGTGGTTATATAATACTACAATAAAAAAATCCTTCTAAATCATACTTAATCTTTTATTAGTTTCGCTTAACTATATGTTAAACCCGTTGTTTCAAACCCGACTTGTATCCACCCTTTTAAACCTTTTTGGGCGATATACGATTGAGACAGACCACCTAAAACAAGACCAGTAGTAGAAAAATTGGCGTTTGAGTATCCTGCCCCGCCCTTAAAAAATGTTCCTGAAAATACCAAGTTTGCTCCCGCAGTTGTTGGGTCATACACATAATAACCATCTTTACCTGCTATTTGGAGTTGTAGGGGTTGTCCTGGGTCAAAAGATGGGGTTCTAAGTTGAATACCTAAAGAGGATAGGTTTCCTGGTGGCGGTTTTGGGTAATAATCAGGTGCGACATTTGTTATTCCAGGATTTAGAGATTGAGCGACAAATGCGGTTGGTGTGCTAAACCAAATCACTTCTGTTTGTAAATTAACTATATCTTGGTAAAATACAAAATCGTAAGCAGTAGGTCCAAACCCTATATCTATTGTTCCAGATGCTATAGAGTTAATAAAAGGTCTCATTTGCCCTACTGGGACTGCTCCCGTTGCTAATGTGAATACACCAGTCGTCGTATTGAAAAACTGAAGCACATTTGATGAAGCATTATTCGCAATAATTAGGTTATTTGCTTGACTTAATGAAGGTCGCAAACATATTGCCTGCGGTATTGGAACAGCACCACCAGTAGGCGTTGCGACCCACTTATTACCCGAAGGCAGAGCAAAATTACCGACAGCAAATCCACCCATATTCGCTGGGGCGGGAAAAGCAGAGGCAGTATCTATTGTTAAATAAATCCATTCACCAGCAATATATAGTTTTTGAAATACCCCCGACCACCAAGCATCAGCAATATAACCAGCGGTGTTGTTAGGATAAGCAAGATTATTTGATATTTGAACCCCGTATCCTGCCCCTACTGTTTGAGCGGTGGTTGCGTATTGCCCGTATGGAGACGCACTTCCACCAAAAGCAGTATTATAATATGCTATTGAATACCACCCTAAAGGGTAGGTTGCCCCAGCACCTGACCCATTTTGGTAAGTGTTGAAATCGCCAACAATCCATAAAATAACACCCGCACCATCATTATCATAAAACACCTTATTTATAACACCTCTGTTATTGGTCTGGTCGTATTTAACCCACCCTCTAACATCATTATTCAGGGTAGGGTCTCCTAAAGGTTGAATTGTAAGATTTTCCTGCTCCACATTACGAGCATCTATAATGGCGACATTCGCAACAACTACTTCAGTCCCGTCTGTTTGATGAAAAGCATCAAATATTCCAGAAACGATAGGAGATAAGATAAATATATCATTCGCACCAGGATTAGTTGTGGGGTCGCAAAAACAATAAACATATGCGTCTGTGCCATAACCCTCTGTATGAAAATGTCCTAATATTTTTGTGGTTCTATTACCAAGATACTCAATAACGGCGGACACTTGGACGCAACGAACAGCATTAATATATACAACTTCTCCTACATACACCACATCGTGGGCGTCAGGCAAAGCAATTTGATAATCAAATGTTCTTGATAGAAACTCCAAACTATAAGGTGTAGTCGTTCCATCTGTAGGATTAGGTTGTAAGTTCCAACTCGCATTAGGTTCTTCAGCGACCAGTAGTAATGTGTCCTGTGTAGAGGTGGGAGGGGGGACAGCGGTTGTTGCTGTGGTGCTTCTATAAATTGACTGCGTTCCACTTGCTGTCGGGGCAACCCATACCATACCCGAAGGTGATGATTGTAGTGATTGTAATACCCAACCATCTACAAGTTTTCCTTCGGGGTCTTTAGCGGGTGGAAGTAAGACACCTGTATTGAGTGTCCCTGAACCAGCGGGTATTTCACCCTTTACCCCTTGCGTAAAGTTAATATTAATAACACTTCCACCACCAGCACCAGCAGTTTCCACAAGAGGAAAGTTGCCTGTTATGGTGCCTGAACCACCAGCATCTATCCAAGTAGGGACTAAGGGATTTCCCGCCATACCTAATATCTGTCCCTGTGCTGGAACATTCGTTAATGCCCCTACCTTAGTCGCTGTTCCATAAGGGATTTCACCTACAGCATTTGAAAAATTAATACTGATTTTACTATTTGGAGCGGGGTCTGCCTCCTCAATAAGGGGTGGATTTGCGGTTATAAGACCAGACCCGCCAGTATCAGTCCAAGTAGGGACGCCAGCATTAACCCCTAAGACCTGCCCTGCGTTTCCAATATTTAAGAGAGTATCAGCAAAACCTGGTGCTACACCTGCGTATAACATTTGCCCCTCTTGGGTGTATGCTATGCCCTGTTGAGGTGGGACGCTATACCCGAGAACCCCACCATTAACGCCTAAATAGGTGCCGTTCGCCCCTTGAGGCAACACAGCACCTACATATTGAGTGGCGGTTCCTACAATTAGGTCTCCTGCCTGATTGGTGCCTATTTGGACGATTGGATTTGCTTGGTCTGCGTTGTCTATATAAATGCCAGCAGTAGCATTTACACTATCTACAATACCAGCACCGCCACCAACTATTAGGTCGGGGTTAATCTTTCCAGCATTTACTCCTGTTCTAAGTAAAATATTGCTTGCCGACATTATTAATATATTATGTGATATAGCATTATATATTAATTTACTAAGAATAACCTAACTAAAAGCACCAACCCCAGCACCGATAATTAAACAACACCCCAAACAACAGAGTTATTAAACAACTTTTTAATACCCGTTGCTCCGTCTGTTATGGTAAGAGCATAATTAGATTGCGTTCCAGCACCGCCTACCTTTGCGTCGGTGAATGATGTTCCACTCGCTCCTGAAAACGCTGTTCCTGTTGATGTTCCAGTAGTCGCACCAGTTTTTACAAACGAATAAGTCCAAGTTCCTCTTTGATTAAAAAATACCGAAGGTGCTACACCTGTGGTAGAAATATATACTGGTGCTGTATTATTAGCATTACGAAGTTGAAAAGGTGAGATTGGAGAACTCTGGATAAAGTTTGACCCCCAGTCAAAACTGGGAGGTGATTGATTGACTAACATAAATCCGCTCATTTTATTCTTATATTAAACTTTTATTCTTATATAATTAAGTTAAGATATTTATTCCAACAACATAAATGGAATTGATATAGTAAATATTCATCACAGCAACTGAACTTGCGGGGACTGTGAATGCTGTTGCGAATGTGGTCTTAACATTTGTTATTCCAGTATTGAAAGTAAAAGAACCTCCAACGCCCGTCGTAATATAGAGCATATAATTCCCACCTGCGACAGCGTTGCTGAATGATATTGACGCAACAGTTATAGCGGAAGTAAGATTTACACTATTGTAGAAGTTTTTGAATGTCAGCGTTCCAAAATCAAGCACAAGAGGATTAGCAAGAGTAATAGCATTCAAAGAATTAGTGATGTTTGCTGTTCCAATATGAGAACCTGTGAAAGTGGTTGCGGTAAGATTTGATGTGCTTGGATTGTAGGTAAGTGCGGTTGTGGTGTCGTCTATATACAAGGGTTTATTCCCTGTTCCGCTTGTTTTTGCGAAGGGAAGGTAATATGTTCCACTTGTATTGTCGCTGGTGAGAGCAACATTCGTAGCGTTGGTTGCCGTTGTTGCGGTTGTAGCGTTCCCTGATAAAGCACCCGAAAAGGTGGTTGCGGTGATTGTGCTGGTGCTTGGATTACAAGATAAACCTATTGTCTTTTGAATAGCACCTGTCCCAGTCGCCGAAGCGTCGCTGAAATTGAGATAATGCGTTAAGTTCGCATTTGTATTCCTTGTAGTGTATCCATTCTTGTCTATTGTATTTGTGGTTGTGCCGTCTGTGAGTGTTATTTGAGGATTGTTTGAAGATGCGTTTGGTAATAAACTAATCACATTTGAAGCAGTCCCAAGATTGTTAAGAGAGATAGAATTAGTTGCGGAATTACCAATACTTAAAACTTGCGACAAAGTGGGTGTTCCAGAGTTAGTATATGATATTATATTCGCCCAAGTAGCAGAAGAGAAAGAACCGCCATTATTGAGATTGACATCATCAGGAGTGAGCGTAATAGTATTGTTTGCGTTATTGCGAGAAATAAGGATATTGGGTGATGCCGAAGCAAGTAATGATATTTGACTTTCACTACTATTGTAGGAAAGTAATGTTTGATTTAATGAATAACTCCCTCCGTTATTGCCTGTAGTATCACTAAAATCAAGAGCACTAATAGTCATAGTTGCTGATGAGGTTCCATCTGATAATATAACATCGGTTGCTGTAATACCTATGTTTTGTCCGTCGTTCCTTAAAAGGGATACACTATTAGCAGTAATAGCATTTGTGTATTCAGGGAAACCAGAAGTATCGCTCATAGTAATACCAGTTTTGGCGTATGACGCTTGAACCGCTGGTAATGAAGCGTCTAACAAAGTAATTGTGTTATTTGCCGTATTTCCAGCATTTAGAACTACCGACAAATCGGGCGTCGCAGGTGGATACGCAGAACCATTTATATTAACTGAACCAAATGGGGTAGATAAATCAATATCACCCGTAGGAGCAGTCAAATTAATACCTGTATAACCAGTCAAATTAATAGCATCAGTAGTGTTTGTGATAGGAAAATCACCTCCGCCATCAGCAATAATTCCACCAAGACCCACATATATCGTTGGTTCGCCAGCAGTAGTTGGAGTAAGGATTAGTCTCCCGTCTGTTCCAGTAATGTCGTTGTTGGCGATATTGAGAACACCATTTATATTAACTAAACCAGATGGGGTAGATAAATCAATATTACCCGTAGGAGCAGTTAAATTAATACCTGTATAACCAGATAAATTAATAGCATCAGTAGTGTTTGTGATAGGAAAAACACCTCCGCCATCAGCAACAACCGCTCCCAACCCCACATATATCGTTGGTTCTCCAGCAGTAGTTGGAGTAAGGATTAGTCGCCCGTCTGTTCCAGTAATGTCTTGGTTGGCGATATTGAGAACACTTGTTAGAGGGTTGCGTAGATTGACTACAGGATTTACATTTGAAGTTCCAGAAATATCAATATTCAACCCACCCGATACACCTTGAACCGACCCAGTCCCCGCTTCACTTTTCCAAATCACACCCAAAGGTGCTGTGCTGTCTAATGTGAGGACTTGTCCGTTTAAGGCGGGAGGAAGCGACCCTGTGCTTGTCCCATCACCCGCCAGCAAATAACCCAACTGGGTTGCTCCTTGTATCCGTAAATCTTGTCCTGCTCCACCTATCGTCAAAGACCCACCTAAAAGGGGATTATCAATTAGAGTTGCTTGTAGATTATTTACGCCCACTATATCTTGGTCTCCTGCCTGATTGCCTGCTACGAGAACAGATGCGAGGTCGTTTGCTTGTGCTGGATAAGGGTAAGGATTTGGTAAGAGTTCATCAAAAATCTTGCCGTTGTTCCTTGATATAATTTGACTACCAGACATATTTGTTTATAAGTTGTGTATATAATATAATAATATATATCTAACATAATATTATATCATAATGACTTCACTTTCTCCAGATTATGTGGGTTCGGGTTTTTGGGATAATTGGATTGGTCGCATTACTGGAACCTTAAAGAAACAAGATGCCCCTCCACCCCTGCCTGAACCACCCGTCCCACCACCACCCGCCCTCGCTGTGCCTACCCCGACTATGCCTCCTCTTTCGGTGTTAAAAAAGATGGCGGACATCTCTTACGAGAAGGTAGTCCAACCAGATACTATACCCGAAGGATATACCCTCGTCCAGACTAACGACACCTTAAAGTTCTTCAAGAGTAATACAAGTCCTATGTTTGTTGTAGGTATTCGGGGCACAGCAGACGCAAGAGATTTAAGAGCGGACGCCCTAATCCTGCTAAACAAGGCAGAAGGTTCAGCAAGATATAAAGAGGATTTAGCGACATTACTGGAGTTCCAGAAGAAATATCCAGTATCCCAATACACCTATTATGGTGTAGGGCATTCCTACGGAGGGTTTGAACTGGATGGATTTATAAAGGCAGGACTGATAGAGAAAGGTGTCTCTTACAACCCAGCAATCGCCCAAGAGGATTTTAAGAATACAGACCTATCTAATAAGAACTACCGCATTTACTCAAGTGGAGACCCCCTATATAAACTAATGGGTCAGTTTGATAGTCCAAAAGAGATAAGGAAACCTGCTGATAAATCTTGGACTGAAAGACTGGCGGGGTTAATACCTGGTATAGGGGTTGGATACAACTCTTACAAGCAACACTCATTAGACAATCCTATCTTTGAAGGAGGGAGGCGATGGGGCAACCTTTTTGGGGGGGCAGGACGCAAATACGAATGTCCTCCAGTTAAATTATTACGACGAGTTCCTAAGAAGACTTTTGATACTCTCTATACTATGCTTAACGATATATCACTACAACCGCATAGGGGTCTCACTCGCAAGGGGTTTAATACTGGTTCTTCTGCTGTATTTGGTCTAACGAGCGTCCGCAGGATTGAGAAGGGCGAGAACCGCATCCGTATATCCGCCTTTACTAAAAAATACCCCAATATCGCAAAAGAGATTTTCCGTATTGGAAAGCAGATATGCCCCTTCCCTTTTAAGAGCGTCTATGTAAATCATAATGTGAAAACGCCGAAGCACAGGGATACGGGTAATACAGACCTTGCTATGATTGTCTCTTTTGGCGAATACTCAGGCGGTCTTCTTATGGTGGATGGGAAACCTGCCGACACTTACCTCCGTCCAGTCATCTTTAATGGTGCCGAATGCGAACACTACAATACTGGCGAAATTAAAGGAAACAAATACTCCCTTGTATTCTACAACAACCTAAAAGGGTCAAAAGGGGATGTTGCTGACCCCCATAATAAAATTAAAGAAATGGCGAGGGATATACCCGTTCCTGAGGAAAAGAAGGGGGCGGGGAATGTCTCACCCTTTTTCCACCTAAAAGGGTCGGCACAACCCGCCAATCAAGCATTATACGCAAAAGCGAGGTCAGTAGTCTTTCAGCAGTATAAGAAACCATCCGCTTATCGTAGCGGTGCTCTTGTAAAGAAATATAAGGAAATGGGCGGGAAATATAAGGCGGAACGAGGGAAGAAGAAACCCCTAAAGAGGTGGTTTGAGGAAGAATGGGCGGATATTGGCGATAAGGATTATCCAGTCTATCGTCCCACAAAGAGGATTACCGCAGATACTCCCCTAACGGCAAGTGAAATAGACCCTGAAGACGCTAAAGAACAGATTGCCCTGAAACAGAAGATTAAGGGTTCTAAAAACCTACCTCCGTTTATACCCAAATAATCTTTTCTCAGCAACTAATAAAGATGGATACTTTAGAAGAAATCTCTGGAGCACTTGTCCTTGAAGAGGGCAAACCCCTCGCCTTAAAAGAGCGTCCCTATTGGAGGTGGGGTGGTAGGCGTAGTTGGGGGAGAACATTAAGGCGAAAAGATAAATAAATATATCTCTTGTAATAATACAAATGCCTATTATTACAAAAGTGGTTCAGCATATCTGGTTATACCCGATTGCCGTTAAGGTTTGGCGTATCATTCCTCGGTCAATTCACAATCATCACCCGCACTCCAGACTTGATGTAGGTTTCCATAACCAGACTGCTTTGGCGAAGAAGGGGCAACCCTCTTTAGTATCACCTTTGCGTTGGATGCGGGATTACCCTTAGAGGTGGCGTTCTTCAACTGGAACTTGGTCTCAATCATAGCGTCAGTTAGACCCCTCAACTTCTCTTCCAGTTCAGTAATCTTCTCCTGCTGTTCCTTGACGACCCCTGCGTAAGAACTCACCATAGAGATATGCTTCTCATTTAGCGAAGTCAGTTGGAACTTGAACTGCTCCTCCATATTCTCCATCTGCTTCTGGTGCCCTTCAATCTGTTTGCGAAGGGGTTGCTCCGCCCTCCTTTTAAGGCGGGTCTTAAGGACATTATTCTCTTCCATAAGAGCGTCCATAACCTTCAATAACCCAGCAAGGGCATTATCGGTCTCTACGGCGGTCTTCAGTCCGTCATATACTGCGTTGGTAGTCATCGGGTGTTTCCTCAGGAGTTATACATTATTACTTGCGGTGCCTTTAAGTAGTTTTTCCTCAGCAATTAACAACTCTCTAAGACGCTTCAACTCTGCTTTGTTCGCCTTCATCGCCCCCTGTAAATGGTGTAAAGCATAGGCGTCCCTCTGCTCCCACCACTCACAATTTGCGATTTTTTCCTTAATAGTATCCATTATGTATAATATTAAGAGTTCTTTTTAAATCTCATTTCCTCAGTAATCGCCGTCAAATACTAACACACTTGCTTAAACGCATCCTTACAATCACAGCACACCCACCTTCCCGTATCCTTCTCGCTCTTCTTCGCTAAACCTTGAGGAACTGCCTTCTTACAATCCCAGCAAAAGATAAACTCGGTGTTAGGAAAATCTTCCTTATCAACAGTAGCATTACCCATAAGCAGGATTGCCTCTGCCTCCATCGCCTCCCTATTGTGGTCGGGACAATTGTGGATAGGGTCGTCCTTATTGAAGTGCCTACCTGCTGTGTGAGGCGGAATATATGAATTACACCTCTTACAAAATACATTACAGATAAGACTATGCGTCTTGATGTCGTCAGGGGTGAGTGCGGTCGGGTGATACACACCATCTTTTGGGGTCATATACGCCCCATCGGGCATACGAGGGATTTGCTGGGTAGTCATTATAATATACAACAATATTATAATTACTGAGGATGTCTTTAAATGGGTTTGCTGAGGAAGTCTTAATCCCAGTCGGTTTCATCCCAGAGACTTTCGCAGTCCTCGTCTTCGCAGGAGCAAGAGTTGGGGGCGTCGCCGTCAATACCCATCCCTCCTTTAAGGGACAACTGGTAGTCCGCCTCGCTGTAAATGCCTTTGGTGTAGTAGTATTTTTCACATTCATCACACTTGTTTTCTCTGGAGTTCATATCGCACTCGTAGCAGACGAGTTGGGGAAAACCCTGAGCGTAGGAGGTAATGAGGGTCTGCTTGGTCTCGGCGTTGAAGAATTGGGCGTAAGTGCCCTTGCCGTCCTCACCCTTCTCCAGTTGTCTTTCGGTTTTTTCACAGCACACACATTTTTTGTTGGTTTTTCCCTTATCGCTTCGGGTCTTGCGGGGTTTCTTCTCTTCGGTCTTGGAAACACCTACTACTGCTTCGGTGCTGGTGATTTTCATATCAACGGACGACATAATGACTGATTTGCTCGGTTTCGGGGAACGAATGAAAATGGAGGACGGCGGTCGCTTTCAACCCCCCACCCCCCACCGACACCACCCCCGCCCGTTTGGGTGGGTATTGATTATTCAACGATATTGATTATTCAACGCCTTTTTGGGAGGGTCAGGGGTCATCCAGCGTCCAAGACGAAGACGCCACTATTTAAGCGGGGGCGGGCGGAGGAGGAAGGAGCAGTTCAAGAAACAAGCAATCGTCATAATGTCGCTCCAGAAGTTTTACAAGGGTTCCGCCACTATCGTTGAAGAATACACCTGTCCCTGCGGATACAAGTTCCAGTTTGAAAGCGGAGACGACGCCAGAGCGGTCAAACTTGGAGACCTGAAAGTCCGCCTACACAACAAGAAGTGTCCTCTTAAGGACAAGAAGACTGGAGAACCTAAAGAGGAGTGGGTCTGGATGAATAGTTCAGCAGACGGGGGCAAAAAATCGGCACAGAAGGAAAGATACTACGGGAAATCCGTAGAGCAGTTGATGAGGGAAAAGGAGGATGAAGGTAAGAAGTAAATCAAGGGTTCTACGGCATCCAAGTCGTCCCAAAAGGGCGGGGGCAGGGGTCGCCCCATTTCTATAACACTAAAGAAAATTAATCCCTATGCGATACAAAATTGGCGACCACTTCGTCATACGATAATCCAGTTTCCTTCTTTAGACTTTCCATATAGTGCTGAAAATCAGGAAGGTTCATATTGTCGTTCTTTAGACAGGCAGTTCGCATAACACAATACGCCCCACAGGTCGCTACTGACCCCCCTTTCTGCTGGAACTGCTTACGATTTACAGCAATCTTACCTTTCCAGTTCTTAAGCATATTCGTCAAATAAGGCGTCCCCTCTCCTAACGCTTCTCGCTGGTCTTCCCTCGTCCAAGTTAGGGGTTCATCTATCTTACTTCCGTAGGAGCAGAAGAACTCAAATGTATTAGGGGCGTATTTTGATAGTAATACCCAGTGCCCGTTGTTATAGGAATGCTGATACAATAAGAAAATTACAGACTTGTCTGTTGGTAGTAGTTGGTCTATACTGGTGTAGTTGGCGAGGTCGCTATACTTCATAACAGGTGCTTTAGGATAATAATAATGTATATCCTTGTCGTCCATAGGGTCTGTTATAGTCTCTTCTACAACAGGATTTTCCCTCTTGCTTTCTAACAGAGAGGGGTCGCCAGTTGCCCTTAACTTCCCGCCTGTTTTCACTCCCGTTTTTGTCTTCAATTCCGCACCCTGTTCGTCTGCCTCTCTCTGTAGTTTTTCTGCCGTATCACTTAACAATTTCACAAGACCCTTATGCTCTTTAACAAAATCATCCCTTGTTAAGCAAACACAACCCAATTTCCCTGTCTTAGGGCATATCTTACCCCCACCCCTTCCTACTGTTTCTGGTTCCAATACATTAAGGTAGAAGTGTGCCCTACGGCGGGTTGTAGAGTAGTATTTCTTAGGGTTCGCCAATACTTCCCTTGCGAAGCGACCCAAATCGTCATACCCTTCCCTCCTTGCTTGTTTAGTAAAAGACCCCCATTTCATTCGTTCAAACTCTATATCCTCCCCGCCTTTATGGGCGGATGGTTTCCCATCTCCGTAGTATCCACCACTCAAACGAGGAACAGGAATACCATACTTTCTTATTTCCGCCAATATCTGCCCCTTGTGTTCTCTTGTTATACTCGGTCTAAAACGGACATTATTGTCTTTCGCCCAATCCAAAATAGACTGGACGAGCACCCTGCGAGGCACCTCACTTACTAACCGCCGTTCTTCTTCCCTGCTGATATGAACTATCGGCAATAAACGCCTATGACTTCCATATGGTTTGCGAGGGAACCGCCACCCTAACCTATTTGGGTTGCGACCCCTCATCTCACCTGTCGCTTTGCTAAAGGCGACCTGCCTCCGTTGAGGAATGTGTATCATTCGCCTCTCCTCCATAGGGACTTCAAAAGGCATCTCATCGGGTATAAGGTCGCCCTCCCATACATCGCTGTCTTCACTTGAACTATCGCTTTCTAACCATAAATCGTCATCTACAGCAATAGCACCTACAACTTGGTCTTCTCTGGCGTCTTCCATAATACCCTCTATCTCCGCAAACTGCGATGCCGATACAGCAGGAAGGTCAGCGTCAGGGTCTAAAGAAACCCCATCTAACGCCCAGTCAAACTTCTCCTCGCCCCAACCTGGAACCTCTTCTTCAGCAGGGAAAAAACTTAAGTCAGCAACCATCTCTTCGTCTCCTGACGAAACATCGCTGTCCTCTTCGGGCGGGTTCCAGTCTGGCGAAGGCGTTCTCTGTCTATAACGGGGTTGAGGCGGAGGATTATCAATATCCCTCTGCCTAAGCATAGCATCTCTTATATCCCGTCTCCGCTTTGCGTCCTCTGCTTCTTCCCGCTCTTTTATACGGCGTTCTACTTCAAACTTCCTCTCCCGTTCAAGAAATGCCTCTTTTGCCTTACTCATTAATAATATTATGTATATACCTAACACACATAATATTTATGTAATAAAAACTTACACTTGATTTAAACTTCAGGGTTAAGCAACGCCATCACCGCCTCCCTCTTCTGCTTCTTATCAGCGAGGACTTGCTCCTTATGGGTGGCGTAGTATTTCTTGCTGTGAATACGGCACTTCTCTCTAAAATGACCCCTATTGGCGTCCCTCCACACCCTCATATACTCCCTACGAAAAGTGTTATACTCCTCCTCCGTCATATCCCTCACCCTTTTAGGCGGGGCAAGGTAGGGGGTCTCGGGCAAAGTTGGTAAATGTGCTTCTGCGTCCATATTGCTTACTTAGTTAGGAAGGTTATATAATTAACTGAGGAAATCTTTAAGTTCTTTTCCTAAGAAGTGTTATAGATATAGTCGCCCTGCTGGGAGACGCTATGTCCCATAGCGGAGGCGTCCTCCTCTTTCTCTTTTGATACTTCCCCGTATTTGCTCGTTAGGTAAATGTGCCTTAATTGAGAAGACCCAATACCCCTACCAAAAACGCTATTCAATACTCGGGTAATGGCGTTAATCTGTGATAGGGGTTCCCCGTCCTTATACATTAGAAAAGGACGGCATACTGGGGCATCTCGCTCCCTCTTCGTCCTTAAACTGGAAATAATAGGGTGGTGGATTATGTAAAGAGATATAAGCGATTTCAAACGAGGGGGCAGGGTGGTTTTGTATTCACCATAGGTTTTGCTGGTTTTGTATTTGTTAAATACAAACTCCCAAGTCTTCGTATCAAGGTAGTTCTTATCGTCAGGGGCATCCTTAGGCAACCCATTTACAACGCACATATCAAGGTAGTCCCCATTACGGCGGGGCGGAATAAGCACATACAACCCAGCAACAACCGCCTTAAGAAGTCCAGCGTATTCCTTCTCGCTCAGGGAACCTTTTCGGGGCATATCCTCCGCCTTCGCATACAGCGAATTAAACTGGGTCATTATATCATCCCAACTCGGCAACCCCTCACCCGTCTTTTTAGGTTGTGCCTTAATCTCCTTATTCATATTAATCATCATATTATAGTAGTGGGTGTATAGTTTCTTGTGCTTCGGCGTCGTTCCTCCTAAATTGAGCGAGGATACAATCGCTATAATAAAATTACGCTTTGTTGTCTCTGCGTAGTCCTCAAGTTTCTTCTCAACCACTTCTGGTTTCTCTAAAAATCTAAAATCAGTCAAGGGGCGTCCATCGTTCAACCTCTCAAGGTTTTTGATATACAACCCAACGGATTTCGGTGCTAAACCCTTCTCGTTAAACTTTGCTCTTAGTTCGTCTTCAAAACTCATTCTCAATATTATATACAATAATAATATAATATTTAAATCACTCTAAACGCTAATTAGATTATTATATGTTGTAATCTGTTGGCGTTGTTTTATACTCAGCGGTAGTTCGTCCTGTTTTCCATCGCTCACTCGCTTCAGCAACCATACTGGAATATACCAGTAGGTCTCAGGTGGTTCAGGGTTGGCGTCGTCCCTTTCGGGTGCTTGGAACTCTTCTAAACGACAATCGTTGTTTAAGAAAAAAGATTTATTATACTCAATAAAATACAATCCATCAGTAAAGTTAAACAGGAAAACACAACCCTCCCCATTAGACAACCCCTTTTTGGCGGGGATTATAGTCTCCCAGAAGGCACCCTTCTTGTTCCTACGAGACTTCATTTCAAACTTCAAACCGCAGGGCGTATAGTAGTCGTAAGTCCCAAACCTATCAGGGTTCATTATTATATTTTTACCCGCCCATACTGGACTATCTTGGAGTTTCTTGAGCGTCGTCCCCTCCTTTGCCTTGCCGTATTCGTAGCAACCTGTAAATGAATTATTAGAAAGCATACTTACTCTTATAATGCTATTACTGAGGAAACTCTTTAAATCCTTTTCCTCAGTTATGTAATAATCGCTCTTTTCTTTTCTATAAAAAATGGGGGTCTTACCCTGCCCCCCGCCTCTTTAGGCGTCCTTACTCCAAATCCTCCATATCGTCCTCGCTGGTCTCGGGCGACGCCTGTCTCGTAGGCACCCTGCTTCCTCGCACACTACCGCCCCTGTATTCCACTCTGGGTGTCGCCTCCTCTGTCTCACACTCACCAGCAATCGCCTTCTTCGTAGCACCCTTCATAAGGGAAAGCATCCTGTTCTTCGCCTCACCGCTCATTTTCTTACCTACATCCTTGAAAACCTTCTGTATCAACGCCTTCTCCTGATTTGCCCTCATCTTCGCCTCAATAGCAGACGCAATCGCCGTAGTCCTCTGTGGGTCTTCGTCCGCAACGCTCACAGCACCCCACTCGTCCTCGTTGATAATGCTGATGCCCTTGAAATACCCGAGCAACTTGTCGCAGTTGATAGTCCGCTGTGCTCCTTTTTTGGTGGTAGTAGAAGAGGTCGCCCCACACAACCCATACTCCCTCATAGAAAGAATACGGGAAAGTGTGTTCGGTTGCTCGGTCTCTGGTTTGTTGCTCGTCTCCTCGCACCAACTCAAATACCGCTTCAAAGTATCAATCGCCGACCACACCAATACAGGATTTCCAGTCCTACGCTCCGTCCAATTCTGCCTCGCTACTGCTTCCATCCACAAATCCACAGAAGGGGTGTTCTCCCGAACCAACGCCTTATGGTAAGCAGTAAGAGGCGTCGCCTGAGGGTTGCGAAAGTCGCTCTCAATCTTCCGCTCCTTGAAATACTCAAACACCGACTTCATAGCATCCTTGTCGTTAATCCAAGCGTCAAACTGGTTCCAGTAGTCCGTATCGCCTCTGTATTTCTCACTCGCCCGATTGACCCAGAAACGCCTGTTGTCCTGACCCACCTCAACACCAGCGTTCTCGTCGTTAGTGTTCGCCATAAACCGATGGAAGGAACGCATCTTGAAGGGGTCTGTCCTCATAAGGCGGATACTGATAGTCGGTTCGGTAATGATGTGCTTGAACTCACCCATAGACTTCGTAGTCTTGTGCTGTGCGAGTTCATCCAACACTACCAGAAAGGCGTTCTTCATCGCTCCGTTGAACTCACCCCAAACATCCCTGTCTGGTTTCTCGGGGTCATAGACCTTGTCGTCGCCCAGTAGTTTCTTGAAGAAGTCAATAGTCCGCCCCTTCCCGACACCGCCTCTTGAGGTGAAGATAGGGCACTTACCAACCTTCTCCTCTGGTTTCTGTATCATATGAGCGACCCAGTCCAACATATAGTTCGCCTGTGCGTCGCCATCGGGGCACATAACATTACGAATGTGAGACACAATAAACAATACCGCTTCGTCCTTTTGAACCCACTTCTTCACCCTTGTCAGGTAGAAGGGCACCCACAGGTTGTAGATGTTGGCGGGGCACAGGTCGGCATTCGGGTAAATATCCATATCCTCTTTCGCCCGAATGGTATGGTTGTTATTCATCCAAGTCTTCAACCAGTTCTTCCTGCTCGGGCACTTACCTTCAGTAAGTCCATTCCAGAGATGCCCGTAGCACTTGACGAGTTGTTGCTCGTCCCTGATTTTCGCCTCCACTCCATCCTGACCCTCCTCAACATACACACCTCTTCCAGTAATCTTCAAGTGGGTCGCCTCCCAAATCCTCGTATAGTCCTCGTGGGACATCATAGGGTCTTCCAGTAGGGACTGGATACGAGGGCGTTGCTTCAACTCCAAGTAGCAGTCGTCAATATCAATCTTACGACCCCAACTCTTCGCAGTCCAGCGAACCCGAATACCAGTCTTCTCAAACCCGACATCGCTGAAAGTCCGCAGTAGGTCTTCAAGGGATTTCCCAGTCTTCTTCTTCCACACTTCAACAGCGGAGGTAAGCATACAACCGCCATCGTAGATGTAAGAGAAGACCGCTTTTCCCGCCAATTTTGGTTCCTCTGGAGCAGTAAGGAGACCCTGCCCCTCCGCCCACTCAAACACCGCACAGAAGAGGCGGTATTCGTATTCCTGTAAAATCCAACTTACCATAGTGTTAATGTGCTTGAAAGTCCTGTTCTCCTGCTTCTCGGTCATATTCTTCTGCCTCGCCGTCTCGTAGATGTGGGGGTTTGCTTCCTTCAACACCCTCGCCCAACCCTTCACATCTTCGTTGCCGTTTCGCTCTTCCATAAAGTCGGTCAGCATAGCATCCTTTACGGGATGGTGGGACTGACCGAAGAAGACAGCACAGATATACTCCTTCGCAGTATCTCTGTCTATGCTGTGCTTCTCCATAAGAGCGTGGAGCATAGCGTCTCGGTTGGCGACATAGTAGTCCAAATGAGGGCACTCGTAGTGCCCCTTGAGTATCTGTGAAAGTATTACTGGATGGGCGTTCTCAACATCAAAATCCGTATAGTATTCGCTCCAGAGGGTGGAACGGACAACCCTCTCCATAGTCGCCATAGCAAACCAGTCTTGGGGGCGTCCTCGCCCGAACTTGTGCTTCGCCTTCTGGTATTGAACCACCTTCGCCTGAAACTTCTCCTGATATAGTCCAAAGTAATTCAGCACCTCCTCTTTAGGAGTGCCTAACGCTCGGGAACACCACTCCTGAAGGTCTCTGTGGTAGTCGCCAGAGGGCAATTCGGGTGAAACGGCAGTCGCCTTGAATACCAACGGGTCAGGGTGGTATTCGTAGGCGGTCTTGCCGTCCAACCAACTTGTAGTCTCTTTTTCCAATCGTAGAGGGAACGCCATTTGTATCGCAATTGCTCCTGAAGAGGCGGATGCCGAAAGCAAATCAATTTTTTTTGAAATGCCTGTATCGCAGGGAGGACATTTGAACGGGACGAGGTCGGTGATTTCTTCCATTTTCGCTTCTGGATTAATTACTGAGGAAGTCTTTAAGTAGTTTTCCTGAGGAAAAGACATTTGGTCGGGATGGATAGGATTTGGTCGGGGATAGAACGGGGGTCGTATAGACTGGAGTTGGAAAAAATCTCGGGTGGATTTCGTCGCCTGTTTCGTTCCCCTCCCCCGCCCCTCGCTTAAATAATGCCCGCCCCCCCGACCGCTTGGATGACCCCCCCGATGATTGATTTTTCAACACTATTGATTATTCAACGCCCTTTTGGGTGGGTCAGGGGTCATCCAGCGGGGTCGGGAGCGGGCACTACTTAAGCAGGGGCGGACGACGACTGACGACCAGCGACCCCGAAAAGGTGCGACCCGATGTCCCCCCCGTTTTTGATACATTTGAAAAAAAATTGATTTGGTTTCCTGACCCGCCTCTTTAGGACAAACGCAAAGCATTTCCTCAGGAAAACTACTTAAAGACATTTCCTCAGTAATTACAAGAAGCAACCCAAAATGGAAGCACAACCCCAGCAACAACTCACCGAGCAACAGAAGAGCGAGAAGGAGTTCGCCGACCTCCTTTCCTCTCTTATGGACTGCGTTGAGAAATACCAAGAAGGAGAAGCAGGAGAAGGCAACTACCTCGTTGCTATGAATTGCCTCAGGGACATTCACAAGTTCAAGGACAAATTAAAAGGTAATGTTGTGTATCATCACTACGAACAGGTTGCCCGAGCACCCGCCAGACCCCCGACCAGACCCCCCGCCCAACGCAAGAAACACACCGACGACCAAAAGAGGGCAAATGGATACAAGACCTGCCCTACCTGTGGATGCCTCTTTGCCGACAACTCAAAACTCAAAAGACATATGGATACTACCGAGAAATGCCGACACATCAGGATTGAGAAGGAGGTTGCCCTCAATACCAAGCAAATCTACCGAGACCAAGTGTATCGCCCTGTGTGCCCTCAAGGACTTTCTGTGCTCGGCAGAGGGGAAATCCCTAAACCCGAAGAGTGCCTTCACAAGGAACACCCCTACCGCCCCCAGTTCATTACCGAGTTTCTGTTGTGCTTCTCGCACAGGGAGACCTATATCGCCAAATGGGGTGCTGAGGGGTCTCCTATGTCGTCCCCTGTCTGTATGCTGAGACCCGACTTTCAAGGAAGCAATAACACCGATGTTGCCCCTACTGCTGGAACGCATCTTATGTGGAACCCCTCCGCCAGTTTCCTCAGGAGAGACCCAGCAAACGCTATTGTGTCCCTCAGCAACTTCCTTACCCCACCATCTATTAGACACCTTATCGGGTGGGTTGAGTGTAATGAGGCGGAGAGGAAGTGGTCTTTTAAGGTGGAGGCACATCAATACAGCAGGTCGCTAAAGAAGAGCACCTGCGTTCAGGCGTTGAGGTTCAATTTCATTACAGACCCTTTACTGGACTTCCTCCCCCTCACAGAGAGGGACTTGTATCGGGTAAGCACCAAGAATAGGGGAAGTGGAAGCAGGGTTGTCCCAACCTACGAGTTCTTCGTTGATTTTGACTACTACGCCCCTTGGGTTGAGGAACTCTGGGTTGAGGAAATGGGTCTTGGAGAGGAGAACTGGAATATGATTATCAGGGACGCCTAAAGAGGCGAACAAGAAGCAGGAGGTAAGTATAAGGGCAGGGTAAGTCCCTACTTTACTGATTATCAAAAGAAAAGTAATAATCTGGGTATTATTACCTGTTTTTATATTATTACACTACCCGTCCTAAGCAGGTGAATAATCTGTTGCTCCTGAGGATTTCCTCAGGTAAAACGCATAAACTTTACAAGATTAGGGGGGGGTGGTAGGGCATCAAATGGCATTTCCACATCGTATGGAAAAAGCAAATCAGGTTTTCCAGATTAACCCGAAAAACATCCACCCCATCCCCTCTATCCCCCCCGTTTCCTCAGCAATTCCTCAGGAAAAGCGTAATAATGCGACCCCCTTTTAGTAAAAACCTCCATTTCCAGTTTATTACTTCCTCAGTAGGGGAAATAATCAACTAATATAATCCAGTAATATTCTTCCATCTTATGGAGGTTTTTTTTCACCTTACGGCGTTTTTGTAAAAATCCATTTACCAGTTTATAGCAAGGGACAGAGCATTCGGCGATAGTGGGTCATTCTTCCATTTCCCCTTTATACGACTATGACTTTTTTGGTATGTATCCTGTTTCATTTCAGCAAATCCTTTGCGGACATCGTTCCTGTTTTCCATTATACTCCATATAATAAAATCCCCGTATGGATGCCTCCCAAAAGGGACGCCGTCATATTCCAGTTTGTTTATTCCATTATCGCTCAACCCTAAAAGGTCGGGGTCATAACCAGCGTCTTTTGCCCTTTCCTTAGCAATTTTCAAATAGTCTTGTGCGTTGATTTTGTATTTAATAAAAGACGACATTATATATATACTATGAAAGAAGATTTAATAGATTACGATACGGATATTGAAGTTTTATTAAAGGCGAATGCCGAAGAATGCGAGAGTTTGTCCCTATTACACCGCCTCTCTTATGAGAAGTTTAACAACCTCAGTAATATAATTAATGTGCCTGTTATAGTGCTTTCCTCAGCAATCGGGTTTGCGACAGGTATAGAGATAGGGTATGATAAGATTAATATTGTGTTAGGTGTAGCGTCTATCTTTGTGGGTATTATCAAATCTATAGATAGTTATTTCGGTCTCCCAAAAAGGGCAGAGGGGCACAGGATATGTTCCCTCCAATACGCCCAATTTAATAAGCGACTGGCGGTTGAACTCGCCCTTAAAAGGGAACAGAGGCAGAACCCTAAGGATATGCTAAACCTTATCAAGACAGATATGAAGAACCTCGCTGATATAGCACCTCTTATAGATGAGGACATTATCATCAAGTTCAAGAGCAAGTATGCTGACGAAGGGGGGCACTATGCGACCCATACCGCCAATATAACAAACGGACTGACCCCTATTATGGTAAATGGGAAGAATATGATTATTTCAAGTAATATTACCGAAAACGCCCAAACGGGCGGGGTTTCCTCAGTAGTTGTAGAAATACCCGAAGAAGGACTGGCGATGTAGGATACACTATGGGTTTTCCTCAGCAATTTTACTAAGCAATTTTCGCATTTTTACTATGATTGTGAAAAAAAATGTGGGCGACCCCTGCCCTTGTGTTTTCCTCAGTTAATTCCCCTTTCCACCCCTTACCTTCGCATCTTGTATAAACTCCTGTATCTCCTTGTGGAGTTGTCCTTGGTTGTCCGCACATTTTTTGCTGAGTTTCCCCGTAATAGTGTGGTTCGGGTCGGGTTTCGCCGTTGGGGATGGTTTCGCAACGCACACCTTGTAGTGGAGACGGCGTATCAGTTCAATTCTTTTTGGACTATTCCCGCCCTGATGGTATTTCGCCTCAAATCCGCAGGGGCAGACGAAGAATGTATAGAATGTTTGTGCTGAATGTTCGGCAGGCATCTTCTGTTGCTGTTGTATAACGCTGAAGGGTGTTTTCTCGTTCCTGAGACCAAATCAATTTTTTTTCAAATGATACAAAAACCGATTGACATCGGGACGACTTTTCTTTCGTAGTAAAAAAATGGGGTCTTACCCTGCCCCGCCACCTCTTTAGGTGGTTCCTCAGTAGAGGGCGTTTCCAGAGGCGTCAATAGCGGAGTTCAGTTCGTCCTTCTCCTCGTCTTCGGGGTGGTGCTTGTAGTAGCAGTCATCGCAGGACATACCCCACCCACCGAACCATTCGGTAATGGGGTTTTGCTCTTCTTCGGTCTGCTCCTCACACTCGTTCTCGTCTCTTCCGCAGTAGAGGCAGACGAGCAGGCGACGGCACTCACAGCAGTCGCAACCGACACAGCAGTCGCATTCCTCGCAGTAGTGATGTGGCGTTCCGTCGTAAGGGTGTCCCTCCTCCACAATCTCGGCACTTACCATATCGGGGTCAAACTTCTTCTTGAGTGCTTGGTAAATCTCCCTCTGCTCCTCGTCGTTGTAGAACTCGTCCAGATTGTCGGCGGTAGGAATGACGAGTTCCGCCTTACTCCTCATTTTCTCCAGTAGCATTTCCAACGCTTCTGCTCCTCCGTCTTCATCCGCATATTCTTCTTCTTCGGTTGTGTCCCAGCAAGGGGCACACATAGGAGCGTCGCTGTCGCCCTCCCACTCCCGAATACATACCTGTCCCTCGCCCAGTCCTCGGCGTCCGCAACGGGCACAATCCATAGTAGGTTCGTCGTCAGTATTCATTTGTTCTTCGTTCTTGCGGTCAATATCGGCGTTCTTAAAACTGCGAATATCCATAGTGTTCTTGAGATTGGTTGCGGTGAATTGCTTCGGTGCTGATTTCAATCCCCTCCGTCCGCCCCCGCTTAAATAGTGCCCGCCCCCCACTCCTCGTCGTCTCCGCTGGATGACCCCCCTCACCCAAAAGGGCGTTGAAAAATCAATAGCGTTGAAAAATCAATAGGGGTCAGGGTCATCCAGAGCAGGTTTGGAGCGTTGGGGGGGTGGTGGCGGTGGCGGGGGGCGGGGGTGGCGGGGGTGGCGGGGA